GGCCGTGAGCCTGGGAATCGGAGCCGGAAGAAGAGGAACAGCACCTACTTCATCAAATGCCACGACCTCATCCAGCAGCTGAGAAAAGCCAACGAAGAAAATCGGCTGGAAAACCGTTTGAAGAATTACAGCCGGTACAAGCTGCTGATTATCGACGAAATCGGGTATCTGCCGATCACAAAAGAAGAGTCGAAACTGTTCTTTCAGCTGATCGACAAACGATACGAACAGAAAAGCACGATACTGACAACCAATATCGGCTTTGGCGAATGGGACGAGATATTTCAGGACCCCGTTATGGCCAATGCGATCCTGGACAGGATCCTGCATCATGCGCATGTCGTGTCCATTACCGGAAAGTCTTACCGTATGAAAGACCATATCAAGAAGAAGCCGCACACCGAACAGGAATAAAGCAATTGGTCAAAATCGAAAGAAGGATCGAAAAGATCCTTCAGTATCTTTCAAACAAAATTGAGCATTTTTATCTCATCGAATTTGTACATTTTTAACTTGACATCTACACTGCGCCTTGATCATGATGTCGCCGATTTTCTTTACCGTTGTGTTCAACTCCGATAATACGGTCTCGATCCTTGATAACGCCCTGGTCATCCCTTCGTCGCGTGCACTAAGGATCGCCTCGATCTTATGTTGTGTTGAACTCATGACCCATCGCCTCCTTTGTTCTTTTGAGCCAGAAACCTTTTATAAGCCTCCAACTGTGGTGACATTTCCTTTTTCTTCGTTTGCTTCTTTTTCAAGCGGTCCAACGCGCGCTCATAGTCATACAGTTTCGTGAATTTCGCGTAGATCAGGCGCCCTTTTTTATCCCGTAAGGAAGCCTTGTTGCTCGCGTAAGCCAGCTCGTGGATCCGATAATCGAGATCGACGTTTTTCAATGCCTGAGCTTCACACAAGAGGCGATATTCATGCATATCCAGGTCGAGAGCTTGCTTCATTGTGTTGTAACCGAAAAAGCGAAAACAGTTGGCTGCCACCTCGTCGATCAGCTCTTGGGTGCTTATGCTTTCAGCTCGCCCTGTTTCAGCTTGTCCATTTCCTCTTTCACGGCCGCGCCCATCGGATCGGCCATTTTCTTCAATGCCTTCCTGCAGACATTCGCTTTGTACAAAAAACTGATCACCTCGTCGCTAAAGATATCCAAGTCTTCGCAAGATTCGAGATAGCCTTCAATGTCCTTTTTCGTCGGCCTTTCCTTGGCCTCGTGATTGCATAAGCTGTAAACGATATCGCGCAGCGCGCAAATATCACCAACCTCCTGCCATTGGATTACAGCCTGTGCCAGTCCTGTTCCAGCCCCGATCGTCGGGTTGTCCTTCTTGGAAGTTTCGCCAAGCATCTCTCTGTCGATTTCTGCTAAAAACCCAAATGTAGCCCGCAATTGGTGCACTTTATCTTTGATCGTGATTTCCATATTTTTTCTCCTTTTTAAAAATAAAAAGGAGTCGTTTAAAGACTCCTTATGAATTGCTCTCGGCAGCGGTTTGAACTACTGTGTCTTTAAATACGTACTGAGCCGCTTCCAGCTGTTCCTGTGTCAAGGTCGCGTAGCCATCTTTAGGCTCGCCAAAAACACCGACCGTTAAAGAATACTCAGTAAAATCCTCCGCATTTGCGGTCAGTTCAAACTCCGTAATATAGCCGTTATAGTAGCAGGATTCGTATTTCCCTGCATTCTCTCCCGTACCTTCGATCGCTGTATTAATTTCCCAGACCTCAACGACCTTATCTTTCAATAAAGCCGCTTTTACCTTTTTAACGTTCTCGTCGCCTTTAGCGAAAAGAGCGTTCAGTGTGATCTCAATCTCTGCTCCTCCTGGAACACGAACTGATCCAGACTTTGTTACAACATTGTCCGCGTCCTTGGAAATGCTGGTCGATCCTTCCGTCTGAAATGCCAGAATCATCGCCGCTTCTTTTGTCAAATCTTCCAGGACACGAACTAAATACATAATTTTCGATCCCTGCACCGGTTCGGCCGCAAAGATCTGCAAGTCAAAATTCTGAATATTGACCTTGTTGAAATCAATTTTTGTTTTCATCTTATTTCCTCCAATATTTGTACTCACAATTCACCAGCCCATGCATCAGTGGCTCCGATGTCGTATCATCTGGCAAAATGTCTTCGTCTCCTCCAGACATGCACCAGCCGTAAGAGGGCGAGGCGTCGATCGATTGTGCGATACGGCGAATTCCAAAAAGCAAGGAGGAAAAATCGCCCCTCGCTCGAATGTTGTTCGTCCACGCGTGAATTGTAATATTTACCCGGCCGAAAAAGCCGCCTTTCACCTGATAAGAGGCAGAATCCTGCGTATTGCCAATGTAGATGAAAGGGTACGGCGTGTCCTCGGGAGGCAAATCTCCATCGTATACCCGATCTGGGAACGCTTTTTCAAGTGCCACACGAAACTGGCTGAATAACTCTTGTTGTGGACTCATAGATCACTGATCGCCGCCTTTTTCAAGTCGATAATGAAGCGGTCTTTCTGGGCGTTGAACGCCGGTTCCATATATGGCTGCGCCTTCATAAATCGAGTGCCCAGCTCGACATATTCGGAATAGTGCGGTGTGGCAAAAACGACCCCCGTCTTTCCGCCATCTCGCATTTCAAGGCCAATGTTCCGCTTCAATGTTCCGGTATCGACTGGGCAAAGATCTTGTGCGCGCCCTTGCATTTCCGAAGTGTTTTGAGCCACAGCTCGTGTGATCTTTGCTGGATCCGCCGCCTTGATCAGTTTCCGCTGCATCTCGTTCAGCCCACTAATATCGCATATAAGCCTCATTCCTGTACCTCCGTAAGCACGAACGTCTGCTTATGGCGCAGATTGCGTGCCCTTTCCACTTTGTAAAGTTTTTCGCCGATCCGGATCCGATCGAACGCCCGATCGTAATGATTTTGGATGTGGGCAGTTACGCTACCATCCTCAATTCGGCCGTAGATCAGACGCATCATGTCAACGCCCGTATCAAAGACGCTGGCCATCCGTCGCGTTTCAGAGATCGTTTGCGGTCCGTAGTTGCCTGTTGCGGCGTCATACGCGCCGTGTTCGATTTTCTGAAAGAAGATCGGGGTGTCGTATCTCATAGGAACCGCACCCGCCCTTTCTTCTGGTCGTGTTGTTTGGACCTCCATGCCTGCATATCATCTTCGAATGGCGCGAAGTCATCATCGGTAAACGTCATACTTTCGCCTTCGATCGAATGGCTTGCCACGCCTTCCGATCCGATCCGGTTGAACCGTTTGATCGCGACTTCGACCAGGATGTAGGACAGCTCCTCTGGCATCGTCTGAACGCCCAGGAGCACGAGGAGGCGCGCCTGCGCGAGATTCAGGACCGCTTTGAGTTGGTCATCGTTCGCTTCATCGCGCTGATCGAGCATCAATTTGATCGTCTGCAACGTTTCCACGTCTCTCACCTACGTTTCTCGCTGCTACTTCGAGGACGGCGTGGCAGTCGTAGTCAATTTGACTTTAGCGACAGCCTTCTTGTTAACTTCCGGAATATACTCGCCAGACTTACCATGTCCTTGAAGCGCAACGCCATCAAAATCCTGCGCTTCGATCGTACGAGTCGTGTTGATACCGGTAAATGCCTTAGCAATGCCTTCGATGTAAGCGTAGACAACTTCGTTCTCCCCAAAATAGTCTTCTGCAACTTCCGTGATGACAAAGCCTTTGAATTTGCGTGCTTCATTGTCATCGATATTCACTGTGGATCCTTTGCTCGTTGTTGTCAGCCCGCTGTCTACGATCGCGTTATATACATCTGGTGTTACTTTAGCGATTCTCTTACCTTTGGCTTTGACGTTCGTGAAGTATTTGGACAACTCACTGAACAATGCGGCGACCGTATCTTTCGTGATGCTGCTCACTTCGATCGTTTTCGAAGCGCTCTTCGAAATGAATGCTGCATGCTTACCGTTTAGTTCCTCAGTCACAGCCTGTGCCTGCAGATCGAGGCGATCGGCGATAGCTTGTTCAAAATCGGCATTGACCGTAGACCGGTCTACACCTTCGTGGAAAGCCCACTCTGCTGTATACGGAACATCGGTATCTTTATAGATGACTTCCGTGCGGTTTCCAAAACGAGATGTGCTTTCAGTGCCGGTACCAAACGCGACATTTTCGCCTTTGTTGTAAGTCCCGATCGTGACCGGGATATCCGACGTCTTGACACTGAATGCCGTCGCGGAATCCCGAACGCCATCCACCACATCGATCTTCCCTCCAACGAAAAAGTCATTGAATTGGGCTTGTACACCGAATACGGCTAACATGAGTTCTTTAAACTCCTTGCTGAACACCCGGATGTTCGAATTTTGCGGTTCATCCGCAAACATCTGAAGATTGATCTTTTTCATTCGCTTCATACTTTTTACCTCTTTTCTATCGTTTATACTTATTCAGTTTTGCTTCGAAAGGGCTTGGCTTTTCATGGTCGGTCCGGTATATTTTCGGAGTTCGTCCCAGTGCCCTTTCAGCTTCGACTGCTTTACGATCTGCCTTGATGACCGACACGAGCTTCTCGATCCGCACGTTCGTATCTTCGGCAGTTTCTCCGACTACGAAGTCCAGGATATCCTGGGTAGCCGTGATCTTGTGATTCTCTTGAAGAATCGTGGCAGCGCTCTTGGAAAGTTCAGTACGTTGGGCTTGCTTTTCCAGCTGCGCGATCTGGTTTTTCAAGTTCTCGTTTTCCGTCTGGATCTTTTCCTGTTCATACGCCTTTTTTTGTTCTTCGTTCATCTTTGCAAGCTTTTGCGCTTCTGTCCGAGCTTCCTCGATCTTTTTTTGGTTCTCTTTTTCAGCCCGTTTCAAACGCTCCTTCACGATCCGGTCCAGTTCTGCCTGGGTGAACGTCTTCTCCCTTTTTTCCTCTTCCGGTGCGTTTTCTTTAGCGTCCGGAGCGGTTTGCTCCTGTGGAGCATCTGTCTCGTCCGCAAAAAGCTGCAAGTTGAATGGTTTCACAATAAACATTTTTCTTACCTCCCATAGTTTTACGTCACAATGTTTGACTTCCGTACCTTTTAACGTCTTGAACGTTTGGACATATAAAAAGGACAACGAATTCCGCTGCCCTCTATCCCTTTTTCATGTATGCGCATTTAACATGATCAGGGTACGCGCTGGCGATACTCATGCAGCCGAGCCGAAAACTTTCGACCAGCAGGATCGCATCATCCTCCGCGTGATTGCCATAAATTTGATGCCAGCCCTCCGTCTGATCATGGTAGATACAGGCACCCGTCAACTCTTCGATCGACTGGATCAGATTTTCAAATAGCGCTGAGATTGCGCTGCACACGATGTCTTTTCCAGGTTCTGCGTATTGAGCATGCCCCGTGATCGTGATCACGAACTCTTTTCTTCGCCGCTCTACTTTGATGTCGATCATAGCTTGTTCTCCTCGAACAGCTCTAGCAGTGCCTTCTGGAATGCTAATGAAAATACGATAACAAAAGGCAGATACAGCGGCGAGAATACGATCCACCAGGATAGATCGAAGCCGAAGAAGGTTTTCAAAGCGAACATCCCAATAAACAGGATCGTAAAAAGCCTTGGTAGATATCTTGTCATTCGTGATCTCCTCCTAATCGTCATGTGTTACTTTGACACCCCATTCTGGCAAAAAGTTTAATTCATAATGGTATGGATCCGAGTTGGCGCCTGAAATGTCTTCCATCACATAGATTGTTTCGTCAGACACATGGATAAAGTGTCGTTTATACACCCCTTTCGCCACCTCGCAAGTGACTTCGAGCTCTCCGCGCTCTGATGTATCCAACGCGAATGTGCCTTCCATTTCAAAAACGACAGTATCGGTCCTGTTGTTGATCACGGTCAAGCGTCGTTGAATATTGAAGTTGTCGGCTTCATCAGACAAATTATGTCGGACTTTATCGACCTCTGTACATCCAGCTATTCCGGCCATAAGAAAAGCCGTCATAAGGACGGCTGTAATAGATTTCATGATTGTTTCCATTGAATTTCCTTTCTGACAAAATAAAAACCGTGCACATTACACGGCTAAAGAAATTAAATTTTTGCGGTAAGCCCAGCGATAACGCCTTCTAAAACAACAAAGAATGATTGGCCGAGAAAATCCTTGGCTTTCGTCATCCCCTGATTTTCTTCCAAGTACTCCACGCCTTTTAACGTGATATGGATTCCATTATCAACCCAACCCGATCCGTTTTTCGTCCGGTATGCCATCAACCCTTCGATGAATCCGGAGCGGATCAGCTCTGAAATGATAACCTTCCAATATGCTTCCGGAATCTCGATTAATTTCGAATTGTATTGCAAATCCGACCATTGCGGAGTCTTCCCGGCTTTCAGACATTCGTATAGGTACATCAAAATCTTGCAGATGACGACCTGCATATCGTTGTGTGCCATGGTTACCTCCTTTTTACAGAATAAAAAACCGTGTCGATTGATACACGGCTTCTTAAATTAAGAAACTTTCGCCGGGCCCCGCCTTCCCCCGGTTCGCTTTTGACCACTTCGGTGCTGATGTTTGCAGGATCGTTTCACATCCTCGAAAGCCTCTTTGTATTTATATTTTAGCACTTTATTTCTTTGAGTAAAGTATTTCGGCTTTCTTGATAATTTTAGATGTTTTTCTTTCCGACATCATCCAACATGTGATTATTGAGCTAAGAAAATCTGGGTGATCCTCATCATTATTTAACCTTAACACAGCAAGGATATATTTACCTTCTGATTCAAAACGCTTTAATATCTTTCCTGTATTTTCTTTTTTATCTGCAAGAATATAATCTGGATCTTTTAAAGCCGTACATAGCTCACCCATAACCAACTTGTAAGCTTCAGGGTGCCTTTCAAGAATATGCCTTTTTTGTTCTCCGGTTATGATTATTTTATCTTCTCTAATTTCTCCCTTGATATTCAATAGAGCTTGCTTATTAAATTCAATAAAATAACTGGGCAATCTAACCTCTTTTATCCATTGAAGAAGGGTTAATTGATGTAGATCAACCTCTTTTTTCCACTTCTCCCTTTCACTATTCCAATCCCTCCAACTCAGCCCGTGCTTGTCATATGTCTCGGTCCACTCGTCGAATAGTTTGACCTCTTCGTCGCTCACACCGAAATCCGTGCGCTCGATATAAGCAGAAGTAGAACATCTGCAATTACTAGTTACAAAACCGTTAGCAATGTATAATGTAGATAAACAGGAGGCATCATATACATGACCAGAAAAAGGCACAACATTGATGAAATCAACGTTATCGAACTTTACAAAAGTGGGAAAACAGTCAACGAAATTTCTAATATTTACGGCGTTCATAGATACACGATCGAAAGGATTATGAAAGCCAATGGAGTCAAATTGCCTGGAGTCCGTATCGATCTCGACAGTACTAAGATCGCCGACCTTTATGTTTCCGGAATGAGCGAAAAAGCCATTTCCGAGCAATTCGGAGTAAGTCGCCCCACGATTCGTAGACGACTCCTTGATTCTGGTGTCATAATCAGAACTCAAACGCAGGCTAACCAACTCATGATGAGTAAGAGAACCCGAGAAGAGAATATCCGCAACTCTGAGGCCGCCCATAATGCCATCAGAGGTTATACCTATTCCAGTGAGGAACTTTGACAACGAGCTTTCAAAAGGCAAAAATCTTTCGTTCAATTTGATAGTGCCTACGAGGCTTCTATCGCTGATGAACTTAGAAAAAGAGGAATTAAGTTTATCCCTCAATTCGCCATTGATAAATACAATGTCGATTTCGCTATCGGGGATTACATCGCCCTTGAGGTCTACGGAGGTCACTGGCATTCGAAAGGTCGTCATGCTATTCGATTTAACGATCGAAGCAAAAAGATTTTCGATAGTGGTAGAGCTATCGTGATTTGCTGGTTCACCAATAACATCACTACCGACATTACCGCAATAACGGACTACCTTATCTCCCTTGATAAGGTTCTTCGCTTTGACCCAGCCTCTCGCTGTAAGCATTATGTGATTAGGTGTGACGGTAAGTCGAGCTCCATCGGCCGTTCTAATCTCGACTACATCTCCTGAATATTCGCTTTTCATAATCGCCTCTGCATCAGGGGCGATTATTTGCGTGTCAGGCAAAACACAATTCGGATGCATAGGCGGAGCGTTCACGCCTGGCTGCATATCCTTCATGTCAAAATGTTTCCCGTTGATCGCTAAACAATGCGGGCAAGCCGTCCCTAGGGAATGGAACGTATATTGATCGAATCCGTTTTCTTCAAACGATCGGCGCTGCGCTTCCGTTTGAACCCGTGCCATTTCTGTGATCATCAAACGGTTCGCGTCGTATACGCTCGATTTTATCTTTTTTCGAAGCGTCCGCGCCAATTCTTTTGGATTGCGTCCCTGAATGAGTCCGGTCGATAAAAGGTTCCCCAGCTCGTTTCTTAATATATCCTGGTGCTTCCAGATCCGGTCGCTCCAAGTCGCGTTGTGAAAGCTGGCGTTCACGATCGAATGTGCGTAGCGGGCATTGTCATGGACCGTACGACCTAATATACCGGCTTGCCGTTTGAACGTCTCGATCGTGCGCTTGGTCAGCTTCTCTTCAAAGAAACGCTGCAGTTCGTCGAAGCCGCCGACCAGATGCATTCCGATGTTGGCTTTCAACAGCTCCAGCCGGTTCACCTTCATCGTGAGATTGTAAAGTCTCATCTCTTCATTGGCCTGATCGGAGAAATTTTTCTCGGCCACATACTTTTTAGCGAGCTCGGCATACGTTTTTATATCCAGTTTAGAGACTCTTTTTTTCGCTTCTGCATAGGTGATTCCCTCTTTTGTGGCGTATCGAGTGTAGAAATTGTTGATCTGGATCTCGATTTCATTCATCATCTGTCGGTAGATGCGTTCGATCTCTTGGCTGTATGTCTTCTCTTCTTGGATATTGTGTTTCCGCTGCTCTTCTTCCCGCTCGCGCCAATAGTCGGCGCTACTTTTCGATTCCGGCTTCGCCATCGTCTACTTCCTCATGATCGTGTTCCGCAAAAAGTCCCTGGATGAGCTCGCTGTCCTTCGTCTCTTCTTCCTGGATCCGTTCCAATTCGGCGTCCGGATCGTCGACATAGGATAGCAGCGAAAGCTGGGTCCGTTTGGATACAAGGCCTTCGGCATCCTTTGCGATCGAAGTCTCTTCTGCCCGGTTGTTCGGGATATTTCTAGATGTCGTGATCACGATTTCTTTCCAAGCATCCGGATCGGGCACGTTTGTAGCCAGCGAACAGAAGATCTTGTACCGCTTTTTCAGCGATTTTTCAATTTTTCGATCAAATCCAAGCGCCAGATTGCTCATGGCCTGCAGCTTGTAGGCCAGTGAAACTCCGCTGGTCGCGTTGCCGTAAGCTTCATCGCTGATGTTTGCGACCATCGAGATCTGATAGATCTGCTTCTCCAGCCGATCGAGGAGGTTTTCTTGTGTTCCGTCTGCCGTGGGTTTGGTCAAAAACTGGACCACGACGTCCGAGGCGTTGTCTGTACCGTAAAAATTAATGACTCTCTCGTCCCGGATGCGTTTTACGTTATCCTCGTCGACTTCGGCTCCCAGGATCGCTAGATAAGCCTCTGCGAATGCCTCTACATCGTTTGCTTTTTCAGAGATCACGCGGTTATACTCTTCGATCAGTCCGCCCACTGTTTCGAACAATCCGATCCGCTCGTCATTGAGACGGTATTCAACCACAGGAATGTATCCGTAGGGATTTTCTTGCGTATCTTCTTTCTTTTCGCCATCGAACGCGATGATCGAGTCTCTCGTAAGGATCTCGCCATACATATCGCCAAGATTTTGATCGTTGCTGGTTTGGCTGTTGTTTTCGTGATAGCCGTAGCGCACCGCGAACAAGGCGCGCTGCTTCAACGTATCGTCATAGACCACAAACAACTCGTCTGGTTTGACGGCCGTCATTTTTGTTTGACTCTTCTCGTCCTGGTAGAGATATTCGAAAGCATGACCAAAAATACAAACATATTTCAAGAGCTCGAACTCATGATCCGAGATCTCATTGGCATCTTCGAATGCAGTGATCGTGTCCAAAACGGTCTGATCGGGATGTGTCTTCTTGATCCGGTTGCCATAAGCATAGCCCATGAAGGTGTCGGTAATGTAACGGGGGAAATTGGCCACAAGCCGGTTGTCCGGTTTCCAATTCGGCTTGTTTGGAGAAAAAAAGATATCGTGAAACCCTTTGTACATCATCTCCAGGTACCGATATCTTTGTTTTCGTTTGTTATGCAGTTTGATATATTCTTCGACCAGCTCCATCGATATGCCGTTTTGGATACGGCTTGGATCGCATACAAGCGGATCCGGAAGCTGATAGGGGTTTTTTGATCGTGTCATCATATTCCTCCTTTGAACGTTTTCAATTTTGGGCTTCCTTTCGAGAAGCGCTCGACGCTGTATCGCATCGCGTCCATCAAATGGTTAAAATCATCGATCGGACGGTTGATCGTTTTGCCAAACCGGTCCTTATCCCACGTATAGTTGGAAATTTCCGTAATGAAATGGACGCAGCGCGGATGGACAAGGATCTCATAGTCCTGGATGAACTGGATCCCGTGATTGATGGAGTCGGGTCCTTTGACCGAAGCTGCCACACGGAGGCCGTACCCTCTCAGCTCATCGATCGATTTGGGTTCGGCGCTGTCCGCCACGATCTTCTTCTTGGCGTAGCCTGACTTCGTCACTTCTTCATAGATCTTTCGGTTGGTCAGTCCTTTTTTGTATACTTCATCCCAAACGAAGATCTTCTTTCTCTTCTGATCGATAAATCCGATAAAGAGGGCTGCCGGATCGTTCGAGTATCCAAAGTCCAGCCCATTGATCGATTCGCACTGCTGAACGTCATCGAGCGTGAACTCGGCCTCCTGCCAGTTCTCGAATACCAGCCCTTCCACGATCCCCCAATGACCAAGACCGGCTACCTGATAGCGTCTTGGATTATTTTTCTTCATATCCTCGAACAGCTTCAGATCGGCTTCGTCGAGCCATTCGTTGCATTGATAGTTGGTCGTGATCGCCAGCACATTTGGATCCGGTGTATCGAAGAAACGCTTCTTGATCCAATGGTGTTCGTTCCACGGATTCAGAGTCAAGGTCCATTGTTTCCAAAGGCCTTTTGGAAGCTCTCCTCGGATCGACTCGTCAAGCATGTTGAAATCGTCCTCGCTCATGAGCTCATATGCTTCTTCGATCCATCCCCAGCAGAGAACGCCTACCGATACAGTGATCGATGTGACTTTAAGCGGATCATCCAGGCCCCGGAACAAGATCTTCTGCCCCGTCGGCTTGTAAGTGGCTTCGAGAGGGGAAAGTTTGAAATCCCAAAGGTGCGCCACATGCAGCCGTTCGCACGCCCACTGCAGATCGGTGAAGCAGCTGTCTTTGAGTGTCCGATACGTCTTCCGGACCACCAGCAGGTTGGATCCTGGATATTTCATTAAGTTGTAAATAAACCATAGAGCCGTAGTCTTGGATTTTTTGGACGCGCGGGATCCTTTTACTACCCGGTATCTGCCACGAAAGTCCCAAAACTGTTTGTATCCTCTGCCGACCAGATTTGGAAGATATACGGTCCTAGTCTTCAAGGTCGGACTCTCCTGTAAAGACAGGAACCTCGATCGAGAGGTTTACGTTCTTTTCAAAAGCTCCATACGATCTAGCCAGCAGCTCCGCCGCTTTGTTCCGCTCCTTCGTGTTCGATCGAAGAAGTTCGATATCTCCGTTCATCGTAAGAACTTCATCTTTCTGCTCTCCGCGCATTACAGCCGTCAAGTATTCCATGACTTCCTGGATATCGGCAGTATTCTCGTCGTGGATCTCCTGCATCCGCTGTTCTTTATAGGCTTTGACGTCCGGTTTGGAAAGAAGCCGGTTCCCTGCCGAGCGGGCGACCGAATCGCTTCGAACAGTCTTGTAGACTTTTTTATAGGCTCTGGTCACATTCATGCATTTCAGATACTCATCAACGAACAGCTTTTGTTTGTCAGTCATGGAACCCCCTCCTTTCCTTTCATAGTCCGCATCCAAAAGAAAAGCGCCCAAGTTGGACGCTATCTAAACTTTATAATGATTTTGTTTGCATTTCTAAGCTATCTGATTTACTATCAAATCAGAAAAAGTTGAATAATATTTTTTACGCTCTCGAGGATGTTTGGTGGACACTCCTCTATTTTTTTTGCGTTTCTGGCATCCAAGTCCATTGCCCGGACGTGTTCGCAAAAAATTTTCCCTTTCACATCCTTTGTTCCTTCTAGAGCAATGTGCAAAGGGAAATCTTTGTTGTTTGTAGAAATAGGACAAACCAAGTACATCCCTGTTTTTTGGTGGTATGTGTCATTTGACACAATTACTCCGGGGCGATGCCCTCGTTGTTCGTGCCCTTTAGTTGGACTAAATTCTAAAAATATAATATCTCCTTCCGTAAAATTCGTTTTATTCATAAATCTCCTTTCTCTTTATATGGATTCTTTTCCTTCATAATCCATACCTTCCCAAGCCTCCATCTCATCTCCGAATAGTTCTTGATAAGATGGGCCTGAATAACTAGCAAACAAATCTTTTAAAGTTTTGATCTTTTTTGGTTTAGCAGGTGTTAATACGATTTTATCGCCCTCCACCTCTAACAGCAGTTCATCGCCGATATCAATCGACAGTAAATTCAATATAGCTTGTGGCAACCTAACGCCTCTACCGTTGCCCCATTTTGCTACGGTAAGTCCTTTCGTCATTTATAAATCCTCCTTCAAAATTTATACCTTGTATAGACATTGTATCATTTTCTTGTGTTTATACAAAGTAAAAACAATCTTTTTTATGTTTTTGTTAACGTCATCTATGTTTCATGTAAATGAAAAAGCCGAAAATCAACAGACTCCCGACTTGATCACGCATCGACACGCATCGACACGCATGTTCACGCATCGAATAGCACTTGGCTTTTCCGGTGCTCTTTTTACATTTCTTGATGATACTATTATAGCACCTTGACACGGTTCACTAGTGTACTCTTTCAGAAAAAAAATAACCGGAAGTCGATCGACTCCCGGTTACTTATCTCCATCCTTATCGGATCCTTGGTATCTCCCGCTAATAAAAATAAATACCAGCGTCGCCGCCGCGCCGACAAGAGTTGTAAAGCCTTCAAGAGCGCGCCCCTGCGATAAGAGGAACATCCCCCCGCCCAGCACAATCAGTGCTATTATAAAGCCCATAAACTGACCACGTTTCTTCGTTTTCGCATCTTCTCGAAGCATATACGTAGCGTTTACCAATCTTGCTTCCTGCTCTTTTTCCGCCATAGCAATTATCCGATCCGCTGCATCGGGGTGGGCCTCATTGTACTTGATCAGTTCAGAAGCCGGAGGAAGAGGGCCTTCATATATTTGACTGCTCTCCTCATAGCGTTCTATAACTAAGTTTCGTTGTCGAGGTGAAAGCTTATCAATCTCGGCTTCAACCTGCTGAATCTCACTATCCTGCTCAGTCGGCGTAAGCGGTTCATTATCCGTTTTTGTATTGTCTTTCATAATCATTCATCGCCCATTTCAAGGACTTCCCTACATTCTCCCAATCTTTCTGGATCTGTTTGGCGTCCTGCCTTCTTCCAGCTACATTCGGCAATTTTAAAGGCTGCGGCCAAATGACCATAAAAGAAGCCAAACCTGAAATAAACGCTTTCTTTAACTCTCTTTTAAAAGTATTCTGTTTCATAATTTAACCTCCTTGTACACATAGTATATCCATTTTGCTTGCAATTTTGCAACTATAACAGCCAAGCTTGGTTTACAATACCTTTTCAATCACCACGTTGATGTGCTTATACATTCCCCGCTTTGAATAGCCGTGATCGCCAGCCACATCTTCTGCCGATCGGCAAGAGTGATACAGATCCTGCAGCAGCCTCTGGTCCTCCACGCTCAGTTTCTTGACGACATCCGCCTGCTGCAGCGACAGCGTCAGCGCATCGATCTGCACCTCCTTTTCGGTCTTCTTCTCGATCAGATCCAATAAGCGACCGTTCGAGTGGCTCGGGGACGTCGTGGTCGGCATGGGAAGCGGGCTCTTAGCCTGCTCCTCGGTCAGTTCGATCCCGGAATGAGTCAGCCCCATCATTTCCTCTTCTATCACCTCGATCTCCAAAGTCAGTCGGTCAATACATTTCTGGTACTCATACTTGTGACGATATGAATCAATCACCAGCTTCGTTAGTCCTGTCATAATCCTCATCTCCCTTTCGTGCCACAATGCGCATTGACATGATTCCCATTCCGATATAGATACCAAAGGCGAATCCAAAAAGAAACTTGATCATGCTTCCGACTCCTGCATAGCGTCCTTGATCAGCAGCAGCGCATGCTTGATTGTCCGGTCCCGATGGACTCCGCTCCATAGTCCGGATGTGATCCCTACCGCCAAAGTGTTTGGAGAAGCTGGCCAAATATGGGCAAATTGTCTGCCATTACGCATGATATCGATAGCAAGACCCACACGTCTTATCTCATAACCTTCGGCTGTAAAGATCCCTCTAGCCTTCTCGATCAAATCGAGTTTTCCTGCTCCGATCATTGGTCTTTCCCCCAAACGCAACCGTGCTTGATCTTCTCAAACAAGGCGATTTCAGCAAGGCCGATGACCACATCGCGCGCATGGCTCTCCCCCTGTTTTCCAATCTCAGCCAATGAATAAAACGCATCCGCTACCTCTTCAAATGTTGGCAGCGCATTTTGTTTTTCTAAACATGCACTTATTGTTGGCACTTCTTCTGTTGTACTTATCTTTAATTTTTCCATAATCTTCTTCTCTCTTTCTTTCGCCTGCTGTTCCGCTTTTTCCTTGATCCTGGCGCTCTGCAGCTTTTCAAAATTCTTGGTGACCTGCTCTTTAGCCTGTTTCAGTGTGTAAAGGATTTGCTCCTCGGAACAATATGTCGTATCGCCTATTCCATCGATCTGCACTTTGATAGGGTGGCTACCGGTCTCCGCAATAGACCTGATCGTTGCGGCCTGAACCACAAAATAATCACCGCTGATCGAACCCGTAATATAAACACTGTCCCCGACGCGTTTCTTTCTTCTGCCCATCAGAGGTCTCCACCGATCAGATCTTCCAAAGCTTTACATGCCTCTTTGTATGCGGTTTTCAATCTTTTCGTGTACTTCTTGTACTGATCTTCAGGTGCTCTTTCGTTGTTTAAGACACCGATAACTCTATCTGCGGTTATGTACAGAGATTTAAGCCTCTGCGAGGCGATAAGCTTAGTTTCATTTTTTGTAAGTTTCATTTTTTCGTCCTGCTTTCTAATTAAGTTGTTATAATTCGTCCATAGGAGGTCCGATATGAACGAAGACTTTTCAAACGTAAATCTGTTTTTGTCCGAAAAATTCAAGCTCTTTCTTATGCGATTCCGAAAAGGAGTCGATGGAAGTTTCTTGGGACGTTCACTGGTTTCTCTGCTAGGCTTGAGATTTATCACGGCAAGCTATCCTTTCTGCGATACTCTTAAAACCGAAGGCGATAATCCCAAGGCTCTGTACACCCTAACAACTCGTTATTGGCGGTACTGCGTATGGAAAAGAAACCGTCTCTTTGACAAAATCCTAACTTCCATCATTATTCCAATTTTCGTTTCTGTAGCTACAACGCTATTGCTGCTAAAACTGCAAGAACTAATAGAACTATTAAGGCAGCAATGATGATCTTCAGCAGCTCGAACCTCCCGTCAATGTATTCAAAGAAGTCCATCTCTTCTTCAGAGACCCCATAGGTTTTCATGAACGCTTCCCTGCGTTCTTTTTCTTGTTCTAGTTCTGTCATATATCTTCTATGCCTCTTTCATCTTCTTAACGCGTCCAGAAGAGTGCGCTGAGTGACCTCTTTCGACTGGAGGGCTCTCAGCATGTCTTCATCGATCGTGCCCTTTGCCAGGATGTGATAGATCACGACAGGATCCTGCTGTCCCTGACGATAGATCCTGGCGTTGGCTTGTTGGTACAGCTCAAGGTTCCAGTTTGGCAAGCTGTACCACACACCAATGTGGCCACCTTTTTGAAGGTTCAGTCCATGCCCGGCACTGGCAGGATGGACCAGCAGCATGTCGATCTTGCCGACATTCCAGTCTTCGATGTCCTGGTGCGTGTCCAAGGCGCGCACGCTGTACTGCTTTTCGAAATGGTTTCGGATCCGATCGGCTTCGTGCTTGAAATAGTAGAAGACCATGACTGGCTGGCCATTGGCGGAAGTCATCAAGTCTTCCAGCTCCAGGAGCTTCATATCATGCAGCGTGTGGACATCTTTGTGATCGGATGTATAGATCTGTCCGGAAGCAAATTCCGAAAGAAACAAGGTCAGGACGCCAGCATTGGCGGCCATGATCGCGTCGTCCATCTGTCCTTGACACACTTCCAGGATCTTCTCTCGTTTAAACGTTTTGTACTTCTGCAAAGCCACTCCAAGATCGATCAAACGGTCGATATAGGTGACGGGAGGAAGATCGGCACATTCCGACTGCTTGATACTCATGCAGATGTCGCCGACCGTGTCATAAATCTGCTCCTGCGCTCCGTCTTTCACGCCCCAGTCGTATACGACATGGCCATTCATCCGGGCCGGATACAAATATCGGGCCTGAAAGATTCGCTGTGTTTTTCCCAGGCGTTCCCCCTGATCCATCAAATAGATCTGCGCCCAAAGATCAGGGATGCCTTTCGGGGCAGGAGTTCCGGTCAGCCCAATGAATCGCTTCGTCGCTGGCATCACACGGCGCAGGGCCTTGAAGCGCTTGGCTTTTGGACTTTTGAAAGTCGACAGCTCATCGATCACGACCAGCTCGAACGGCCATCGCTGATCAAGGTGATCGATCAGATCGGCGACATTGTCCTTGCTCACCAGATAGATGTCTTTTCCGGAAGGAATCGCCGCCTTGCCTTTGGCCATCGGCGCTGTGATCAAAGCCCAGGTCAGGAACCGGGTATGGTCCCACTTTTGGATCTCGTCCGGCCACGTCGATTCAACGACGCGTTTCGGACCGATGATCAGGACCTTTTGGACATCGAACATCAGAAGCTCCGAGATCACGGACAAAGTCGACACCGTCTTGCCGGCGCCCATCGGCAGGAACAGGCCACACGTGGGCCGATCCAATGCCCACGCGATCGCCTTCGCCTGGTACGAATGCGGGCGGAATACGGTCATACTTCCCTCCGGAACCTCAGCGCGCACATCATTCTGTCAACCATCTCTTTGTTCCAGATCACGAAGACCGGAACGTTTTGATGCTGAAGCTGCTGGATCTGATATTTCTGCACTTTCGATAAGCGGCCAGAGTCGCGTTTCAATTCAACGAAAAACTGGATCCCGTACAAAGTGCACCACCGGTCCGGAACGCCCTGCATTCCTGGTGATGTGAATTTCCAGCACAGACCTCCCTTCGCTTCGATTCTTTCCTTCAAATACTTCTCAACATCTCTTTCGTACTCCACTTTTCTCCTCCTATCTATGCGTACGGCAACAAATGTAAACAAAGTCACCCCTGTTTCTAAACTTTAAAAAAGTGTACTTTATAGGATTTATAGAATTTCTATACCCCCTTTATTTCTATAATTCCTATATACCTACTTTTATTACTTTACTGATTAAAGTTTGTTTACTTTGTTTACAAAATCACCATTTCCGCTTTAGCTATCGTGTTTTTCCTGTAAACAAAGTTTTTAAGTTTGTTTACGTCCGTTTACGTTTTTAGAAGTTTGTTTACGCCCCGCTTACTTTATTTTTTTGCTCTAGCGTAAACAAACTTTTTAGCTGCTATCGCTTCCTAAAGCCTCTTTGGGCCCCATATCCTCCTGAAAACCTTATTGCGCCACTCGTCCTTTCCCACCCGCACTTCTCTATGATCATCTTGATCTCTCGCTGTTCAGAGTTCGGGAAATTGGCCTTTGAACCATTGAGAAGTTCGCACCATACTTCCAGGGCGCATACCTTCGTTCTCTCTTCTGTTCCTTCGTTGTCGGGGTTGGCCAGCCACTCCGATCTTTCATAGGCGTCCTTCTTGTCCCAGTCCTTAGGGAGCTTGCGCTCCAGGAAGTTTCTGATCAGTTCTTCGCGACTGGAATGGAACCGGAACTCTTCCTGCTTGTCGAGTGCCATGGCTTCCAGTTCTGGTTTCAGAAAAAGCTCTTCCCCTTCTTTGTAGCGGACGTAGGCTTCGGCAAAGATCTCGTCGCGTTCCTTTGGCAGCTCCTTGAAAAGGTCTTTCTTTACCGGATGCTGTCGCACGAGAAGCGGCCAGTATCGGCGGTTGCCTGCGTAGTCCCGCAGGAACTCCACATCGTTGGTCGTACCGAAAAAAACGCACTGGCGTGGGTTGTTGGACACCCGTCTTCCGTAGGCCTTGCGGTACTTGTCATGGGTCTTGGTCAGAAACTGGCGCTGTCCTTCGATGTCGGTACGCCTTGTGAACGTCAGTTCGGCCAGCTCGATGATCCAGGATCCGTCCAGGGCTTCATAGGCTTCCTTGCCTTTGATGTCGCTGATCGTGTCGTTGAACCACTTGCCGCCCAGTGTCGCGAACGTCCAGCTCTTTCCTGTGCCCTGCTGAGGCCCGACAAGCACCAGGGTATAGTCCATCTTGCACCCAGGCTCCATGACCCGCTTTACGCAGGCTGTGATGGCTTTGCGCGTAACAGCTCTCGTATACTCGGTATCCTCTACACCGTGATAGTCGATAAACAGCGTGTCTAGTCGCGGAGTTCCGTCCCATTCTGGCAAGCCATTCAGATAGTCCCGGACCGGATGGAACTCGTTGCGCTGGTGTACGACGCGCAGGCCGTCCTCGATCGCGCTCTTGCCTTTGAGCTGGTACTTCTTTTCGAGATAATAGCGCAGCTGGGCGTCGTCGCTGTCCGACCATCCGGGCTTGGTGCTGTCATATCTCCACCATGGCAGATCGCCGGACTTGACCGGATAACCGTTGAACAGGTCATCCCCTCCGATCCCTTTCAGTGCCTCATCGTTGGTCAGGATCAGCACCGCGTTGTCGATCGTCGTCTTGATGTTGCCGCGCTTGTCGGTCTCCAGCTGGGTCAGCCAGTTCGTTCCCGTCCCTTCCAGATCCTTGAAATCCTCCTCTGCGCTGCTGTACCGTTCTTTCATCAATGTTGCTTTGCAGTCCGGATCTTCTTCGCAGAAGTCGAGCATACGCGTCCAGGAAGGTCGCTTGATGGTCGGTGTGCCTGGCGTGATGTCTTCGTCCAGATCACGGAACAAATGGATCCTGACCAGGTCGAACGCGTTGCATAACTGTGTGCTCGTGGGATCTGTGGCGTGGTTCGAATAGGCGAACTTATCGTCATAGATTACAAGACCCTTTTCGGTGGAGCCCTGAATGTACGTATAGCGGTCCTCGCTGTCTGTAGCCTCATAGACGTCGGGCAGAAACTTGGCGATGGCCTCCTGGATCGAGTATGTACGGCAGAAGGCGCCGACGAAGCCTGTCTTTGCCAGCGGATCCTCCTGCTTGTCGACGGCCCGCTTATGGAGCTCCTGCTGTCTTGATGAGCGCGGCCAGCTCGTAATGTCTTTCCAGTCGATGTATTCGTCAAGCAGCAAGTCCGGATCCAGTTCCTTCCCTTCCTGCTCGTAGAACTCATATACGCCATCTTTTGGTGTGGATGGCCAGAACATCAGTCTCGCCGCCTGATAGGTCGTGTCGTCGAAGTAGTCGATCCCGAGCATCGAAGCGACCATGCGAGCCAAAGGCTCGTACTCGTCCGGATTGATCTCTCTGGATAGTGGGACGATCAGCCGATATTTCGGCTTTTCGGGAACGTGTTTGTGCGTTGAGTACATAGCCAGGCAATTGCCCGGAAAGACGTGCTGCATTGCCTCCCAAAACCCGACCGGCGCGAAGTCGATATCGAGCGTGATCAGCGATCGTTTGATGATGGACAGGCTGTTGCGGTGGCCGTCCTTGAGATACCCGCCGACAAAGCCTCCCACATCTTTAATGGCCCCCTGTTCCTTCTTCGACATCCTTCGATATTCCTGGACTGTCTCTTTTGTATGGTAAGCCGGCCGGATCCGATCGAGCAGCTCATCCCAAGTGACGGACTCGTTGCGGTAAGGATTCTGCCAGCGGTTCTTGCATGTAGCGATTCGAAATTGCATCGCGTTCACCTCTTAATCTTTCTTGTAGTAGTCGGATACAAAGCCGTCGGCCGTCAGGATCAGTCCTGGCGCCCAGTCGATCGGTTCGGCCATTAGATCCTCCAGAATCTGTAAAGACTCTTCAGCCCGATCGGCCGGCACTTCGCAGATGATCTCGTCATGAACATGAGCGATGATCCGGAAATCGGTTCTTTTAGTCACCCGTTCGAGTGCTACGGCCAGACAGTCCCGCGCGATGGCCTGAACGATATTCTCCGTCAGCTTCCCGCCAAAGGTATCGACGCGCGACATCTTCGTTCCTGTGTGTTTCGCGTACGAGATTTTGTCGTCCTTGAGCGTCGGCATCCAGTAGGCCATGCACCGCCCAGAAGGCAACTGGATGAATACATAACCTGGCCGACGAATGAACCGGATGCCGTGGCGGAGATTTACAGCCTCCCCATTGAGGCATCGCTTGAAGCCCGATTCGATTGAACGCCATAACTTGCATATGTGAGGCGAAGCCCCTCGCCACTTCCTTACGATTTCTTTCATCTCTGTCTCATTAAGCCCCATCTTGTCGGCGCCAAACGCGATCAGCGCGCCAATACCACCCTGATAGCCCAAAGCCAATTCTGCCACCTTGCCCTGTTTGCGCAGATGGCTGTTGACTCCATGCTTCTCGACTGGTACGCCGAACATCTGGCTGGCTGAAGCACAATAGATATCTTTCCCGTCGGCAAAGGCTTTCATGCGCCACCCTTCATCAGCCAGCCAGGCAATCACTCTTGCTTCGATGGCACTATAGTCAGCCACGATCAATTTGTGGCCTTCTTCTGGCACGATCACGGTCCGAATGAGAGTCTTGGCTGCTTCGGTGATCGATCCGTACAATAGTGTCAGCATGTCGAAGTCGTTGTTGAGCACACATTGACGCGCCGGATCGAAGTCGTAGAACGCCAATTTAGAGGGCATATTTTGAAATTGGACCAAACGTCCGGCCCATCGTCCGGTACGGCCGCCAAAGAAGCGGAAGCATCCGCGCACACGGCCGTCATCGGAAACGCATTTAGTCATCGCGATATATTTTTTGATCGAGCTCGATCCGGACTCTAAGCGAAGCTCCAGAACTCTTCTAACATCCTCCGGGAGCTCGCCTTTGAGCAGTTCCTTGATCGTCGGCTTGTTGAGCGACTCGATCTGCATCCCAGTCTCCTGATAGATCCACTCCTTGAGCTGGATGATCGAGTTCAGGTTGATACCGCCCGTGATCTTCTCGCATTCTTCTTTCATCTCTTTGACCATGAGCGGGTATTTTTCTGTCAAGTTCTTGATCATCGTCATCTCGAGACGTACTCCAGTATCATTGATTCGCTGATCAATGCAGTAGCGCATCCACTCCTCTTCCGGCATCGGGTATCGCCGCAGCTTGTTGTAGATCTCTTGTTCGACCTCGACGTCGCGTTTGTTGTAGAAGACGAAGCGCCCCCACTTTTCGGGATCGTCTTCGGGCATGTTCCGTGTCCGTCCTCCATTGGCTTTTGTCGGCTTGCACGGCTTGGAGAAGTAGTTGATCAGAAGAGTTCCGGCGCTGTCTTTGGCCAACTCGCACCCGATCGCTTCGGCACAATGTTTCAGAGATGCAGGCAAGCCCAGCTCGCACGCGTGGATCATCGTGCAGTACCAGGCTTTCGGATCAAGGTAATTATGGTTTTTTCCATCGCCAAACGCGTGCGACAGACAGATCCTTTCGAAGCTGGCATTGTGCGCCACCTTCATTACTTCGGGGTCCAGGATGTCCCGTAGCACCTTCGCCGGCATGGTCTTCCGGGTCGGCATCTCGATGACCTGGACCGGATCGTCGTTATAAGCAAAAGCGAGGAGCAGGATCTGAAATCCGGCATCCTCGCAGTAGTTGTATACAGATGATTTGCCGAGGTCGATCGGCGAGTACGTTTCGAGGTCGATGTGCAGCACCCTAGGCGAACGGGTCTTCATCGTTGTCGCCGCTGCCAAAAGCCGATGCCGAAGCCATGTCTGCGAAATCCGACTCTGCCGATGCGGATCCGGTACCCAGCGGTTCGCCATCCGACATCTTGCACACGTTGTTCAACCCTTTCGAGATACCCATACCACCCTGCGGGTGATTATACGGATACATGGACAGCGTGACCTGGCAATAGTCGCCGCCCTGAATGTCTTCTTCGCCAAGATGGACGAGTGCCCCGTCCTGGACGGCTACGACGCCCGGCTTGTTCTTGCGCTTCAGGTTCATCAGGTAACAGCCTTTCACGTCTTCCGCATCCAGCGAGTCAGGACGCAGATCGGAATCGCAGTCGATCAGGATACCCTTGTTGCCGCCGTCCGGACGGATGAGTGGCGTCTTCCCCTTAGACTGGAACTTTGCCCCGTGTTTCTTCACGCCGGCTTCGAAAGCCGCCTTGTAGGCCGCGTTGATCGCGTTCAATGTCTTCTTGTCTTCCTTGTCGATCAGGATGGCCACGCTGTACGATGGCTCCGAGTCCTGATTTTCCGATGCGTATGGTGCGAATAAGTGCGGCCATACGATCCGCACGGTTCCAGTTCTTACATCTTCTGGTCTTTTTGCCATGATTATTCTCCTCCTTTGATCATGTCGCTAAAATCTTCGACCGCATCCGAATAGACGGGCCTTTTATCTGTGATTGGAACAAGCACAGGCTTGCCGCGCGGTTTATCGATATAAACCTCCGCCAATTCTGCGAAACGCTTTTTTCCGCACATCTTTTCAAGGCCGCCAATGCCAAGCAGCTCTTTCGGCTTATAGAGCTTGTTTTCTTCGTATCCTTCAGCAAGCAGCTTCTGGACGAGACTTTCTTTATCGCTGATCGTACGTCGGCTCGTCCCTTCGACAACTTTCCAGCCTTCGAATTCTGCTCCTTCCAAAGCTTGTCTTAAAGCTTCGTCCTGAAGTTCTTTGGCCCACGCCTGGATCGGATCGAGCTCATTAAGAAGCAGAGAGATCTCTTTTTGAGAAAGAAGATGTCGTCTTCGATAGGCTGCGATCTCTTCCATCTGCGCGGCTCTTGCTTTGCATGTCGATCGCGCCTTGCAGAATCGGCAGTGAGCGCCGGCGCATGCTTCTCCTTCGCCGGTCATTGCTTTTTGAGCGGCTGGAACAACGATCGTTTCAAGCCAGTCAAGAATGGCTGTTTTGGTCGTCTCCCACGACGCTACGTTTTGGATCCTAGGCTGGAAGATGTGCAGTGTCACTCGTTCGAAGTCATAGAAGCTTCCGAGCAGATCGATCGCGCCGGCCGCATAAAGCATCAGCTGAGAGTTTTCTTCCGGATCGACCGGGACGCCTTTGCCATACTTAAAGTCGATCACATCAAGTCCGGCGTCAGACACGATCAAGGCGTCGCCTGTTCCAAAACCAGACGGAACCCAGCGCGAATAGTCGAGACGCTCTTCGATCAGCAGTTCCGGATTGTTGTGGCTGTTATAGATGCTGACCACATAGTCTTTGTAGTCGGTCGTGGCCTCATCCATCTCCTTGTCGGAGCACTCGATCTTCTTGCGCCCCTTCGACTTCCACTTCTTCAGCTTCTCTTCACAGATCGAGTGGGCAAGCGTGCCTTCCTGCGTGTAAATGGTGTCGGTATTCGGGAACGTCGATTCGAGCTTGGCTGAAACTGGACAGTTCAGCCATTTGCTCGATGACGATGCCGATAAGAACGCGTGTTGGCTAGGCATGATCAATCAGCTCCATCAGCTCGCCGTACTTCGCAGGGTCGAGTGTCGTTAGATTCTTGGCGCCAAGCTGACTCAGCAAAGCCTTGAATCTAGGCCCATCCAGTTTTGACATCGCGGCCGCTCGAACTTCTTCGAGTGTGTAGGCTTTCTCTTCAGTTGGCTTTGGTTCAGTTTTGGTTTGAGTGTTGGTTTTGGTCACTTCTGGTCGCTTGATCGCCTGCTTGGTTGCGTGCTCGTCTTCGAACGGTCTGTCCAGATCGTCTTTGGTCAGTTTCTGTTTTTCTAAGGTGAATCCCATCTGATCGGGTTCGATCGTGGCCGATGGGTTGGCTAGGAAGCCCATCAGCTGGGCTTCGATTTCGGCGTAGCTGTCGCCTGTGATTTCTACTCTTATCATTCTTTCCTCCTATATATGTTTTTGTTGCGTTGAAAGTTGCTTACCCTCTGCTATAAGGCTTCTTCTCTTCCACGGCTCGTCTCGACCGCAGATCAGGTCGCGATGACGTTTCTCGCGTGCTTCTTCTTGTTGTTTAACGTAATGCAAATAGCTAGCGCATTCGCCGTGGCATGTCGGCGTCCGTTTCGGGCACCGATAACATGGCGCTGTTGCGCCGGGTTTCACGGCTTGTCCTTTTCTGCTTTTTCTAAAGGCCCTTTATTGATTGCGGCACATTTTGTCCGCAAAACGGTCATGGCAAAACGAGCGTCTGTAAGTGCTGATTCCCACGATGTCAAATGATCTTCCATATCATCCAAAAGGAACTCAAAGTTGATGATGCTCATCGGGTCATCCACATGGATCCGACGAGATTCTTTGGTTAAAAGGTCTACGCCTTTTTTCGCCTTTTTTGTGATCTCCTGGCCGAAAAGGATGTTCTTTTCGAGCTTCTGGAGATTCGATTTGATTAAGTGCATTTATGTCTCCTTGTTAAGTTCCGACCCCCTCAAAGAGCTGCCAAGCAAAAGAAAGGAAAAGCGCTTGTTTGAATTGTGTATAGTATCTTGACAGCTCCGTGACGGAGCCGGAATCTATCTTGTTTTTTATTTGTTGTTGATCAGTTCTTTAAGGCATCTCGCCGCCTCCGAGGCGGCATTCACGAGCTGATCGCGCTCGCTTTTGTAAAGCACATCTGTCTCTTCCAAGCACTGCACGATCGACACGCTCTCCAGGAGCTCGCCGATGCACCGATGCGCCCATGTTTCAGTTCTTGTGTCCATTTGGTTCCCTTTCTGTGATGCTCCGGTCCCCTCAAGAGCCTGCCGAGATTTGAAGCTTAAAGCGTTGATTTATAAGGAGATTTACTATGGTCTTTTCACGACAGACTCGTGACGGGACCGGAGTTTGTGTTATAATTCAGTGTGTATATTTTTTCTTGGAGGGCTTTCGCGAGTCCTCCTTTTTTAGCTGTTTACGGTCGCATTTTGCTGTCTGCTAGACGGATCATGGACTCTTCCAGATACTTTCCGAAGTTCCCTTTTCTTTTTCCAGGCTTCGAATTCAGCCTGTACAGTTGGATCAGCGTAGAACTCTGTAAGCTTCTCTTTTGTGATCCCGCGCGCTAGACCTTCTATAATTTTTTCCATTTTGTTCTTCCTTTCAATGTGGCGTCTCAAGCATGAAAGTCAGCAGGATCAGAGCTGCGCCGATCACGCTGGTGATGATTTGGATCTTTCGATGTTCTTTTAGAGCTTCGGTTTGGAGCTCGATCATCGCTTTTTCCTCAAGATGCTTTTGGATGTTCTTGTTGACCCTGGCCATGAACTTGTAGTCAGTCATGAGGTTTTCCTCTTTGGAGAACTTGCTGATAAGCAGCGTCTCCAATTTTTTCAAAGACTGAGTCGATCAGCGACAGCGCTACCCGATATGCTCTTTCTGCCCCCAAGGCATTCCAATATTCTTCCGACTCGTCTTCCTCTTCGTCTTGCGCATCTAAAACTACAGATAAACGAGCATTCAACTTATCACCAATTCGAGTCAATTCCGCTAATAGATCGACTCCAAAAGCAGGATCTGCAAGTTCCATATCTCTAAGAGCATGTTCAAAGCCGGCAAAATAAGATTCATTGATAGATCCATCTGCCAAAGACCGTGCAGCCATCTGATGTAGCCGTTCAATTTGATTTTTCATACGCTTTTCTCCTTTTCCATTCTTCTTTGTAGCAATCCTCACATACCGCATAGCCGAAGCCTGCAAAGTTGTGAATTTCCAGCGAAGTAAAAGTGTCTCGATACCGAACTGGCTTTCCACAGGCTGCACATACTATCGGAGCATTAAGATTTGCGATTGTCACGCTTCCGAGTGGCAACTCATAGGGATCGTACTCGCGGGATTCATAATTCCATTTACCTACCATTTTGCTTTTCCCTTCTTGCTCGATTTGCTGCCGTTACTCTCCTGATTTCTTGTATTTCGCATTGTTTACAAACTGCAAACGGCTCATGATCAACATCGAAAATTTCTCTTGAACTCACGGCTCTTCCGTACTTTATTTCTTTTCCGCACGAAGCACATTTGATCAAAGTGCGATTTAAAGGGCTGTGATACGGTTCCATTAAGGCGCTTCCTTCTGGAACTTCGTATGGTTCGTGCTTCTCGGTGAGCGGGTTCCATTTAACGTTTTTTTCTTTCATTTCCTTTCTCCTATCTATTCCTCTTAAATGCCGTTTAGTTCGGCATAATCCTTCCGGATCTTTGTTTCGCTTGTATTAAGCTTCTTGATCAGTCTAGAAACATGGACACCGCCTTCAAGGGCCTTTTTCCCTTCCTTGGCTACTTCTTCATTGATTTCGTTCATGATCTTTTTTGCGCTTCTATAGCCGCACGGCCAGAATTGTTGGATATCCTGGTTATTGCACCAGCCTTTGACCAGAAGCTCATAGCGTGCTTTTGCGAGTTCTTTGACATCGGCCATTTTTCTCATCTCCTTTTTAATACTCATTGATAGATACGATCGGCATGCTCAGCACTCCGATCATCTCCAAAAACCTTTTAGTAACCCTTCTGCCTCGAGACCATTGCCGTCCCGAGATGTACTGTTTCAAATAAAAGCCGCCTTTGAGATGCGACACCTCCCAAACCTTGTGGGAGTTGTATGGATCTTGATATCTGATTCTTCTCATTTTGTTCTCTCCTTTTTTGATTTCTTTCCTCTCTATTCCAGCGTTTGAAGCGTTTGGCTTCCTCAAGTTTTGAACCAAATATCAAGCTGTATAAGCCTGACTCCGAAATCGCAATCGCTTTTGTGGGGCTACCGTTTTGGGCGGTTAGATTATTTAAATACACTGGTTGTTTATCTTCCGGATCTACATGTTGTCTGATAGCTTTATCCAAATTTGAATATCCTAAAATTCCAGCAACATCTTTTCCAACAAAATATGGTTCATCATTGATGATGGTTGTGCGAACTTGTCCGAATTCGTCGTTTTTAAAAATTTGCAGTTCGTTCATAAGTCTCCTTTCTAATCCACCCTGATTACGAAATCATCAGGTTTCTTGTTTAATGCGCTGCAAATGGCTAAGAACTCGTTTACGTCGCATTTTCTTTTTCCTGACAAGATTTTCGAAAGTTTTTCTTCCGAAATCCCTGCTCTTTTTGCAACGTATTTTTGCTTGATTCCGTTATCATCCAAATATTTCTTCAATTTATCTTTATCGAACATATATGCCTCCTTTCTGTGTTGAGTTTCTTAACACGCCATTACTATAACGTGTATTTTCTTAACAGTCAAGAAAGAAATGTTAAGAAATTCAACATTTTTCTTGTTATAGGGTATCTTTCGGGATAAAATACAAGCAAGAAAGGAGAGCTAAAGATGAACAAATACTTAATTGAGCGCATTAAAGAAGCCCGAAAAGATTGCGGAATGAGTCAAAAAGAAGTTGCTGACATCCTTGGAATTAATCGTTCTACGATAGCAAGTTATGAAACCGGAAATTCAGAACCTGATATAGATACGTATATCAAACTTTGTAAAATCTATAACGCCAACTATGTTGATATCCTTAACAAAGCCTATGAATTACAGGAGATTGCCCAATTTACCCCAACTATCGAAGAAGAATACATTATCGAAAAGATTCGCGATTTAAACGAAGAAGACAAAGTAATGATAGTTTCTTTAATTGAGCGTTTGACTACTAAATCCTCTTTAAAAGTCGAAGACGTGCCGATTCGCTATGTAACGCTGCCTGCTTACGGATATGCCCCGTCGGCTGGTACCGGAAACTATATGCCTGATGACATTCCGGCAAGCACGATCCAGGTTCCGGAGTCTCCATCGGCCGAAAAAGCTGATTTCGTTGTTAGGGTCAGTGGCCATTCGATGGAACCGAAATTCATGGATGGTGATCTCGTCTTGGTTAAAAAAACTGAAGTGCTTGATCCTGGCAAGATCGGTATATTTTCTGTGAATGGCGAAGCGCTGATCAAAGAGTACTTTCCTGATCGGCTGCATTCGCTCAATGCAAGATACAAAGACATCGACCTTAATGACGGCGATACAGTGCGCTGCCTAGGCGAAGTAATCGGGAAATTATAAAAGAAAAGAGGAAAATGAGCCCCTGTCTGGAATAAAAAATATCTTCCCTGTTCCACAAATGCATAAAGTACCCTTAGTCGGAACGATCTCGTGTGGTGAGCCGATCTACATGGACGAGGAGCGCGGCGATTCGGAACTGCTCAATAAGTATTTGGAACTGATTCAAGATGAACAAGTCGGTGTCCTATTTGATAAGGTCGGGAAGCTGACTCCCAAACAACTCAAGGCTGTGTTGACTGTGATTGATGCGATTGATAAGGAAGAAGATTAAATAATTATGAAAAATAACGTCGAAAGAAGAGAAATCAGTTTAAGTTCGCTGGTTATATTTGCAGAAAACCCGAGACACGAACCTGCGGAAAATGAAGAAAAGGCTATGGAACTCTTATGGATAATAGTTGGAAGTCAAAAAATGGTAAATCTAGCTAAAGATATTGCTGAAAATGGATTAAATCCCAACGAACTGCCTATTCTAGTTCCTCTCGCCAGCAAAAAAGGAAAATTCGAAGTTTATGACGGGAATAGAAGGTTGACAGCATTAAGAATACTGAGTGATCCTGACAAATACGACTTTATCTCCACAAGCCAGAAAAGCAAGCTCAAGAGCATCGCGCAAACAAACTTGAGTCGGATCCCGAAAAAAGTCTTTGCTTGCATTACCAGTCAAGAGCACGCTCTGTCTCTTATAAAAAAGACCCATACTGGTGTGGATAGTGGTCGAGGCCGTACGCCCTGGGGTGCAGAAGAAATTCGAAGGTTTGAATTAAAATATGGCACCAGGAAAGATACAACCGATTATATTCTTGAAAAAGCGAACGAATACTTTGAAATCGATAATCTAACCAAACGACTTAGTATCACCTCGATTCGAAGAATCTTTTTTGCATCGGTCAAAAATGCTTTAGGATTCGACGAAAAGAATCCTGCATCTTTCACAAAAGATAGGATTTGTCTCGCGATAAAACTCATAGAAAAAGCAGCAGAGGAGGACAATAGCGGAAATAAAGTATCGAGATGGCATGCAGCGGATGCTGAGAAAATGTTAATGCCTATTATAAAAGAAGAAATAATAAGCCGCCCGCTCTCTCCTATACCTGAGCCGATCGCGCAAAATTCTGGTAAAACATCTACAAATAATGCCACAAAAGGCAATAAAGACAAAAGCGATAAAAAAGAAGGCAATTCGAACAAGTCGAAAGAAGATAAACCAGAACCTCCCAAAGTTCCTTACTTTATGGAAGGCTTGGATTTAAGCGGCTTATCTAAAAACGAACAAGGGAATCACGGGATTATTTCAATTGGAAATGAATTATTGAAGATCTCTAAAAACAAAGCAGTCGATAATTATCCATTGGCATCAGCAATGCTTTTGAGATCGCTTGTCGAAGCGGTATTGATCCGTCACCTAAAAACAAAAACCGACGAAGAAGGAAAACCTCATTGGAGTCATCTAGCTAATGAGACGAATGGCTATCCATCTTTATCTAAAATCATCAAATACTATGGTAAGTGTCATCAAGGCCTCTTAGATCACACTCACAAAAGAACATTTGATCAATGCTTAGGAGATCAAAGCAAGGTAATCGAACCAATTAATTTATTGATCCACCACCCTGAAAAATTCCGTGAGCCCGAATATAAAATTAAAGATTGGCCAAAACTTGGTCTACTTGATTTGTTAAACTACCTGATTAAAGAAATTTCTGGCCAAAATGCTATTTAGCGTTTATCCTTATCACGAGGAGGGTGAAAAAAATGAATAATTCACCACTAAGATATCCTGGAGGAAAACATAAGCTGTTCCGTTTTGTCCAGCAGCTCATCAAAGAAAACGGCTGCATAACATATATTGAACCTTTTTGTGGGGGTGCTGCAATAGCTTTAGAACTATTGAGAACCAACACTGTACAAAAAATCATAATGAACGATTTGGACCGCGGCATCTATCTAATGTGGAAAATGATTCTGGAAAGACCTGAAGAATTAATTGAAAAAATGGACAAAACAGAAATCACGTATGCAGAGTGGGAACACCAGAAATGTGTTCGAGCTAATTTGGAAGAGCATTCCGATCTTGATATAGCGTTCTCTACCCTTTTCCTTAATAGGACTAATCGCTCAGGAATCATCGATAAAGCAGGCCCTATTGGGGGTAAAAAACAGGATGGGGCTTATAAGATCGGCTGTCGATTCAATAAGGAAAAACTGGCCAAAAAAATCCGTTTAATCCATTCAATGAGGAATAGTATTAGTTTGTATAATTTGGATGCCCGTGATTTCTTAGAAAAAGTCGTTGCTAAAGAAAAAAACGCATTTACGTTTTTCGATCCACCCTATTTCCATAAAGGGCAGGAACTCTATTCAGATTTTTTAGGGTCTGAAGACCACCAGCAGCTTGCCACGCTCATAGTTGATCATCTTAGGCATGAAAAATGGATTGTTACATATGATAATGTCCAGGAGATCAAGGATTACTATTCACCAGTCAATGGGTTCGAGTACAGCCTTCAATATACGCTGCAAGAGAAGAGAAAAGCCACAGAATTGATATTTTTTTCGCCTGATGTAAGAATTCCTAAGTTGTCAAAATATATACATTTCATAGGTAAAACTCCCTTTCGATAGTACCAATAGTTTATTGGATATAGGGAAACAGGAAGGTTAATAATATTTCAGACACCGATATTGTCATAATTGGCTTTATTATCAAAAAAGGATGTGATGGAATGACATATGAGGATTTTTTAAGATTTAATCAAATTAGTGTTGTTTTTGAACCGCTTCCTTATTCGATCAAGGGCTTCTGCAGGAAGAAGGGCGAATGGATCGTGATCGTACTGAATGCCCGCTGCGATCTGGCTGAACAGAGGCGTGCGCTTGATCATGAGCTTGCCCATGCGCTGAATGGTCATTTGGATATGTACGACTATGAAGAATGCGAGAGTGCTGTTGCTTTTCAGAGCGGACAACGGAAAAAGAAAGGATGAACAAGGATGCCTGTCTATAAAGATGAAAAACGGGGGACTTGGTATGTCGATATCCATTATACCGATCAAAACGGAAAAAGCCGACATATAACGCGTAGAGGGTTCAAAAGAAAAGGAGATGCCAAAGCGGCTGAAGAGGATATTTTGAGAAATCTGGCGGATAATCTTCCCTCTTCAATGACTCTCGATGAACTGGTTGATCAGTTCAACAAAAACTATGCGATCGAAGGAATAAAAGAGTCGACAATGATCAGTAATTATTCGGTCTATAAGCAGCATATTCATAAGCAGCTCGGTTCCACAAAGGTCAAGAGCATCAAAGCTAAAACTGTAATGGACTGGATGAGCGATCTAATCGCCAAGGAAAAACCGGACGGAAAAAAATATTCAGAAAATACAATCAATAATACGAAAATGACTTTATCGACGTACCTGAGCTATGCCGTCAAATTGGAGATCTTAGAATCCAACCCATGCCACAAGGTTAAAAAGTACAAAGATCAAAGCCATATGAGCCCAAAAACGGATGCGGAAATCAATTTTTGGTCTCAGACAGAGTTCAATAAATTCTATGATGCGATAGACGATACGTTTTGGAAAACTGTCTTTTCCTTTCTTTGGGAAACAGGAGTTAGAAGAGGAGAGCTCATCAGCCTTCAATGGCAGGATATAGAGTTTGAAAAAAGAACTATTATGATCAGGTCTACAGCTACGAATAAGACTTCCAAAAAGGGGATCATAAGAACATCTCCAAAAACGAAACGATCGAACCGAAGAATAGATATGACTTCCTCTCTCGAAGCCGCTCTTTTGGATAGGTTCCGGAATGAACAAACAAAAGATGGCTTCTGCTCAAACTGGTATGTTTTTGGAGACTTTAGGGCGCTGTCTCCGACCACATTAAAAAGGAAACATGATCAATACACAGAAGCAGCAAACGTTAAACATATAACCTTGCACGGATTTCGACATAGCCATGCAAGCATTATGATCATGAACGGCATGCCAGATCAGCTGGTCGCCGATCGACTAGGACACTCTGTAGAGACTCTGCATAAAGTTTATACCCATATCTATGAAGAACAAAGAGTGTCGTTTAAGGAAGCGCTGAATAAAATTTATAATATAAATTCCTCACAGCTTCCTCACGACTGCTTTTTGGGCTAA